TTGAATGCTATTTCTTTCCTTGAATATAAAAATCAATTGTGTCTCCAATCTCGATAATAAGATAAAAAATCCTTTCGACAAATTCCTCGGTGACGTCGTCCTTCAGGTTCATGTTTGACTTAATCAACAGATTCAACTCCTGTTTTTCTGAATCGTCCAAGTCTTCGAATTCCTTTCCTATCTCCTGATAGTTCATCACAATAGGGACGGCATCAAACACGTTGTTCAAAAACCGCAACGCAATCCATCCGGTGATTTTTTTTCCTTTCTTACGTTCGACGACTGACTCGATTTCATTAATCAATTCAGTATGCCACAACACAACCTTTTTAAGATTCTCAATTCCCTTTTTCATGTTTTAATTTTTTATTGAATAGTAAATTTTTAGGAAAATAATAATAATTTTGTTATTTTTGAAACGAATCCGTGAAAAAATGCTATTTTATTTAATATCTGATAAAGAACTCCCTGAAGGTTGCACGATAGCAATTCCGCGAAACATGGTTCTGTTTCAGGAATTCAGTTCAGCAAATCAGGAAAAAAATGATTTAGGATATTCGACAGTTTACAAAGTAATAATTGACATAAAGATACATGATCCGTTAGTGTTCAAACAGACTGAACACGTTTACACACCGGACGACAACGGTCGATATCCTGACCATGCAACAAAGAAAGGACTGTTCAGGTTCGAATTGATGGAAAGAATCACGGACGTCGAATCATCGCGCGACATATTTTCAACGGTCGCACTATTAGAACAGATAAGACAATTCGGTTTTGATGCCGTTTTTGTCTTTAGTAATTTTAAGCGAGAAATAATTGTAATCAATAAATGTTCAGCGAAAGTAATAGGAACAACAACAGAAGAAAAGTCGTGACATTGACAAAACGAGTCAAAGGTCTGTTTCGTCTCGGACTGTTCCGCAAACCAAACAAGACACAGACGAACATCCTGACAGACGTCGGAGACATGACTCTCGGAATGATAGAGTTCTTAATTCGCGACGAATGGACATCAACAAAACAGTATTTTGATAGCATCGAATCATTTTTATCGTTCGAAAGCAAAACATTTAATTATGTTCCTCCGTTAAAATATGAGATAGGACACATGATTGAAATATCAAACATGATTTATTTACAACATCAAATTATCGAATTGAGAAAGACATTCAAGTTCAAGGAAGACAGACAGACATCAACAAATGACTAATAAAATTAAAATATCATCAATTAAACCGAATCCTGACAATCCGCGAATTGTCAAAGATGATAAATTTTATAAATTAGTTGAGAGTATCAAACAGTTCGGTGAAAAAATGTTTCCTTTGCGTCCGATTGTCGTCGATGAAAACAATATAATTTTAGGCGGAAATATGCGATATAAAGCATTAAAACACTTAAAATATAAAACAATTCCGGACACGTGGATAAAACAGACGACAAACCTGACAGACGACGAAAAAAAGGAATTCATAATAAAAGACAATGTTGGTTTCGGTTTGTGGGATTGGGAATTGTTGTCGTCAGATTGGGACGCGGACTTGTTAGATTCTTGGGGAATGGATATTCCGGAATTTGAATTTCAGGAAATTGAAGCACAGGAGGACAATTACGAAGAACCTGAACAAATTCAAGTCGATGTTGTTCATGGTGATTTGATAGAATTTGTTTGTCAAGACGGACGTGTTCACAGGCTTATTTGTGGAGATTCAACGTGTAGCGATATGGTTGCAAAACTTGTTGATGGTGAAAAAATAGAAATAGGGTTCACAAGTCCACCATACAACACAAAAGAAAACGCAAAGCTATCACCCCACCAAAAAAACGGTACAAAGTACAATTTATATTCTGATAACTTACAAGATAATGAATACTTGAAATTTTTAATTGATTGCACAAAAAACAGTTTATTATTCTGCAAATATAGTTTTATCAATATTCAATCACTTAGTGGAAATAAAACGGTATTAATTGATTTTTTGTATAACTTAAAAGAAGTTTATGCAGATACCTTAATATGGCAAAAACAAAACTCGCAACCTGCAATGGCTAAAAATGTTCTTAATTCACAATTCGAATATGTACATTGTTTTAGTAAAAAAGCCAATAGGTCAATAGGAACAAAGGAATTTAGGGGCACATTATCAAATGTAATTGAAATCAGTAAACAATGTAAAAATAAAATTAAACAACACAACGCAACGTTTCCAATAGAATTTTGTGATTTTTTTGTTAATAACTTTTGTAAAAAAACTGTTTTGGACTTGTTTCTTGGTAGCGGAACTACTATGATAGTAGCGGAACAGTTGAAAAAAATATGTTACGGAATGGAATTAGACCCCAAATATTGTCAAATAATAATCGACAGAATGAGAAAATTTGATTCAAACATAAAAGTCAAAATTAACAATAAAGAATATAAAACGGAAGAAGTGTTTTTTAATCATAGATAGAGACGTTTATGAAAGATAAAAAAAAATCAAAAGCGGGACGAAAGAAAATAAGTATTGATTGGGACAAGGTCGATAATTATCTGATGTCAGGTTCAAACGGTGTTCAGGTTGCCGCGATGATTGGCATTCATTACAACACATTAGTCAACAAGTGCAAAGAAGAAAAAAAATGTGATTTTAGTGATTATTTGCAACAAAAGAAAGAGAAAGGAAACAACCTATTGAAAGCGATGCAATATAAACTCGCTATGAACGGCGACAGAGGGATGTTGATTTGGCTCGGAAAGAACAGACTCGACCAATCCGACAAGAAAGAAATTAAACAACATAATACAGGCAGTCTAATAAAAATAAACATGACCGGAGGAAGTGATGAACCAATCCGGACAGAGAACGACATAAAAGAATGACGTTCAATTTTGAAATGTCGTCCGTCTTTCGATGGAATTACGAAAGCAAAAAACCGATTGTTGTAAATCAGGGAGGAACATCGTCCGGAAAGACTTATTCAATCTTACAATTGTTAATCGTGAAATGTTTGCAAGAAAGCAATGTGATTGTGACAGTAGTCGGTCAGGATGTTCCGAATTTAAAAAGTGGAGCAATCCGTGACTTTGAGACGATAATCGACACAACACCATGTTTTCAGCAATTTCTCGAATCTGTCAACAGAACAGACAAGAGTTTTAAATTCGTTAACGGTTCAATTATTGAATTCAAGTCATACGAAAACGAACAGGACGCGAAGTCAGGAAAACGGACGTATCTGTTCGTAAATGAAGCAAACGGAATTCCGTTCAGCATTTACGACCAATTACAAATCAGGACGGAAAGACAGATTTTCATCGATTACAATCCGACGTTTTCGTTTTGGGTTCATGATGAATTGATAGGACGTGAAGATGTGGACGTGTTTATTTCGAACTACAAACACAATCCTTTCATCAGTCCTGACATCGTTCGGAAGATTGAACAATTGAAGGAAACGAATCCGAACAAATGGAAAGTTTACGGATTAGGCAAAACGGGAGTTCTTGAAAATGTCGTGTTTGATTGCGTCGAATGGGTTCCGCGATTACCGACGGAGAACGTCAAACGCGTTTCGTACGGTGTAGATTTTGGATATACAAACGATCCGACGACAATCGTCAAAACAGTATTGTCACAAGGAAAACTATATTCTGAACTCCTGTTGTATCAGACCGGACTGACGAATCAGGAAATCAGTCAGGAGTTCGAAAGACTCGGAATCAGGAGAGGAAGACGTTCAGGTGACATTATCATGTGTGATTCAGCTGAACCGAAAAGTATAAAGGAATTGAAGGTGTTGCGATGGAACGCGAAAGGATGCAAAAAAGGAGCAGATTCGATAAGACACGGAATCAACTCGGTGAAATCATACGGTGTTTTGCATTTGGTTAATTCGAAAATATGGAAACACGAACAGATTTCGTATATTTGGCAGATAAACAAGAAAGACGGTCGGACGGTGAATAAACCATTGGACAAACACAACCATTGTTTTGATGCACTTAGATATTCAGAACAAGGAATTCGAAAAAATACTTATAACACAGAATACACATAAATGGCGTACGTATTAACAACATCACAGTTCAATAGCGGATTACAACAGAACAGTTGTAAGTTGTTGCAATCACTCCGACACATCACGGAAGTCAGTCCGTTCATTATCGCGGACGTCAGGATTCAACTCGAAACAGGACAGATTCAACCATTCACAGACGACGCATTCAGAGATTTCCTGACTGAATTATACAATCTTGAACTTGATTACACGTCACTATCTGCGTCAGAAATCACCGTCATGAACGTCATCCGTGAATTCATTTCACCTTTGCCGTCGTCCGCTTGTTGTGGTGCTGATGTTCCGACATTGCTCAACACAACGCAAGTATACAACGACCGTGTCGGTTCATTGTCGTTTGAAAAAGAGGCGAGAATCGAACTTGATGACACGGTGACGTGTGACGTGTTCGATATCGAAACGGCATGGACTCCGGTCGGACTCGCGCCGGCATTAATTTCGTCGGTCAACGTCCTGAATCAACTCGGTTGTGTGAGTAATAAAAATGTATTTTCTTTTTTGTGGCTTGATTTCGTCGCGGATCCGTCAGGTTTCACGTATAATGTAGACATGAACATTCGCGATGATGTCGCCGGAACGATTGTCGTCCTGAATCAAAATTTCACATTTTAAATTGTAATTAATTAATTGTTATATATATATAAATAGTACTATTATGAACTTATTAAATTATTTTTTATTGGATTGTTGTCCATTGGCGACATCGCTGACAGACATTCCGTCATCCGCTTGTCCTGAAAACATCGGACAAATTCAAAGATATTGGTTTGTGCGGAAAGGTGTCGTTGTTCTTGACACACTTGCACCGGCTTATGCAAATTCAACTCCGGCAACGTTAATCGGTCTTGATCCGTTAGTATTGGCAACATGGAACATTTTGTTTTCAGCAATCGACGACAGTCATGTCGTCCTGACTCCTCTAATCGGTGGAGATTCAACTGTGACAGCCGGAACACCTGTCACGTTCGGAGGCGGAGACAACTCGACATTATCAGGAGAAACGTTTGTGACGGCAATCAATCCGTCCGACGCGTCTGTCAGGTTCGACTCACTTACTGCCGAACAAATATCCGCGTTCAGGAAATTGACGTGTGAAGGTTCAGGTCTTGAAGTGTATCTTGTTTCTCAGGAAGGGAAAATTTGGGGCAGTCAAACAGGCGATTTGTTCAAAGGATTCGATTGCACAAACGTCGTTCTCGGAAGTTTAACGAACAACGGATTCGGAACACGTGATTCAAACACAATGACGTTTCAACTTCCGTTTGATTGGGACGAAACAAAGGCGTTTTTGACTCCGTCAGATTTCAACGCATTAACTGTATAACGATGGCAAAGATGCCGAAAAATATCAGGATTATTTCAAAAGTCGGAGTTGTGGCAGAACTTTCGTTCCGTCATGCTCTGAACTTTTTGAGATTACAACAATCACAAGGACGTGACGATTGTCGAATTGACTCAACAACATTAGAATTCAAAAATAATGAGATTGTCAGAATCAAATCTAATAAAAAAGATAAGAAAGAAACCTAATCACGGAAGGATTTCGGACATGATGCGATATCAATCACGTTTAAAAGTGATGTCTGAACCGTTGTTTTTCTTCGAAATCGAACAAGAAACCGGATGGTCTGAAGTCAAACAGGCGATTCGCAACTCTGTGACGGGCGAAAAATACAACCGTGTGATGAACTTTTTTTCCTTTCCTTTGCCGATTGTTTCAATTGCGAACGACATATCTGAAGATTTGAATCGTGTGTTCAACGGAAGGAACGCGAATTTCTCGGTTCAATATCCTAACAAACGAGCAGAACAACAGACGACAGAATTGTTGATGATGCTGAAAACTCGCGAATGGATTGAAAAACACGGACGTCGTGTTTTCAAATGTCAACCGCAAACGATTGTCGTCATCGACAAAGATGTGTCCGGAATTCCGTTTTATCTGTCCGTCGGTCTTGACAAGTTAATCGGTTATGATGTCGACGAACACGATGAATTCAAATACATTATTTTCGACCATTCATCAGGAGAGGACGAACGCGGAAAGTACAAAAAGATTGCGTTCTATGACGATGAATTTTATCGTGTTGTTGAGGAACGTTCCGGAGTCATGACGTTAATCGTCGAGAATCCGCACAATCTCGGATTCTGTCCGTGTCGTTGGTTTGTCGACGAATCGCTGAACAGTCAAGACAAAGCGAAGCGATTCAGTCCGTTGTCTCCTGTTCTCGGTACAATGTCGGAATGGTCGCAGTTTTACGCATATTCATATTATGCTGAACATTACGGTGTCTTTCCTGTCGTTGAATTCGCTGCGGCAGTATGCGAAGACGAACATTGTATCAACGGTTATGTGTCTTATCCTTTAGAGAACGGAGGAATGTCTGTTCCGTCGACGTGTCCGTCATGTTCAAAAAACAAATTCAACGGTGCCGGAACATCAATCAAAATCAATCCGCGAATCGACAATGATGAAAACGATTCATCAGGATATTTTCGTTTTATCAGTCCACCGACGCAGAATCTTGAATTCGAACAGACGAAACAAGACCATCGCGAAAACTTCATCAAGGTCAACACGACAGGATTCAACGATGTGATTTCTCGCGATGCCGTCAATGTGGATCAGGTTCGTTCATTGATGGAGGACAGAAAGAAACCGTTGTTGAAATTAGCGGGTTTTTTGAATCGTCTGCATACGTGGATGATTGAGACATCTGTCAAATTAGCAATCAACACAGACGTCAAGGTTCATGCAAATTATGGGACGGAATGGTTTCTGTTGACAGAGAAACAACTTCAGGAATTGTTCAAAGGGGCGAAAGATTCCGGTCTTCCTGAGTCAGAAATTGACCAAATTTACAACCTCCTGATTGAAACGAAGTACAAAGGACAACCGCAAACAGTCAGGAAATTGTTGATTGAAAACAACCTGAATCCGCAACCATATCAATCAATCTCTGAATGTTTCGAACTTGCAAAAAACGGAGTTATGACACATTCAGATTTGTATTTGAAAGCAAATTTGATTAAATTTATAAAACGTTTCGAGAGAGAGAACGGTTCGATTGTCGAATTCGGTTCAGACATCACTTTCGTGCAAAAGATTAACATTATTTTAAACACATTCAAAAATTATGCAAACGATGAAAACGAGAACACGAACGAAGAAAGTCAAGACGATGAACGGCAATCTGTCGACCAACAAGGAGATTCTGAATCTGATTAATAGATATCCTGACGCGAATATCTCGACACAAATCTCTGTTAACAATTCACATTGTTTTTGTTTCTTAGGATTTAATGTCAAGAAAGGAACAGGAATTAATGTATCACTTCGCGTTCGACAATTTACAAAGACCGTCGAATTGTGGGAAGCGATGACAGATTATCAGAAACGTCCTGAAATTATTGGAGCATTTGAGACGGTCATCATGATACACAATCCGTACATTGAACCTGAAGAAACCGAGTTCGAAGAAAACACGACGGACGGACGGATGACGAAAGCAAAGAAAACCAAAATCAATAAGATGATGGAAAACGGAGACGGCACAGACGACGAAGGAATCAACGACATCGCGGAACGTGTCGGTCTTTCTTTCCGTCAGGTGAAAGATTACATTGATTCATTTTAAACACTATTTAATAACTTTTAAACATCAGGGACGATGGAACAGGAATTCAAAGATAAATTAACAACAGACGCAACACTTCAGGCGAAGGTTCTCGACATTCTCAAAGGGACGGACGTCGGCAAAGCTTACACGGAAACGGTTGCAAAGAATTATTTCGAGCAAAATGTCGGTTCAGAACATCGAAAGATATACGACTT